ACTGATATAACTATCAAACTCTTCTTTGGAATAGCACTTCTGCCTCTTCAAACCAATCTGTCGGGGGAACTTGAGCATAATGCTACCACAACCTACTCGTCGTTAATAACCTCTCTATGTCCACACATAGAGCATATTGCTATTCTCTTACTTTCAGTCTCAACATCTCCCGTTATTAGCATAACGGGTCTGCTATCTTTTTCTATTCTCATTTCTGCATCGCATTCTCTACAAATCATTCTTTCACCACAAATTATCTAATCCATTCATTTCACTTTCGCAAGACATTGAAAAGTCGCACCATTGAGGACAGAAGTAATCCGACCATTTCATAGGCCATTGATGATTCTTTATGCCCTCGCAAGCCTCCTTTAGAGACTTTTCTAATGATGTAATGCTTCTCTTATTTACTTTTTCCACGATTAATATACCTTTACCGCCTTTACCTAATGCGATTTCTTTCTTGTTCTGCGTATTAACCCATCCACCTTTGCAGGTCATAACTCTATCAATATCCCACTCTCCCCAATCATCCTTCCAACCGCACAGTTCTGCGAAGAACTTAGGGTTTTCTGCATCGGGGGCAAGATAAGCAAAGTGCGTTATGGGTCTTGTTTCTCCCATCAATCGCAACATACGAGCGTAATAACAAAGTTCCTTCCTTGTCTTTTGCATTTTGTTGGAAGCCCAATTACCTGTCTTAAGTTCATAAATACACAGACCACCATCGGGGTGAACAAGAATCGCATCTATGAGACCAACAAGGATAACTTCATTTTCTTCATCCCATACTGCCCTATACTCTTCATACTCTATCGGTTTGAAGTTTTCAAGACCCCATTTTTCAATGCGGCATTCTTCAAGAAATGTTAGTGTCTTATTGGATTTATGCTCTCTATCTTCCGGTATAAGAGGGGATAAGACAGATTGTCCTTCCCAATTATCATAGACAGTCTCAAGGTTCTCATGCACGAAAGTTCCTGCAATCATGGCCTCCGTAGCAGGGAGTCGAGTGTCTTTCAATTGTATCTTTTCCCACCAAAACTTACGAGGACACATATTATAGGACATGAATGAGGATTTTGATAATTTCAAAAACTTATCTTCATCGTTAGGGTCATAACTACCTAATGCGGATAACTCCTTAGAAGTAAGCCCTTCCGGTGGCCTTTTCATACTTATTCCTCTTCTTTTACATCATGGAGGGTAGTCTGCACAGACTCTCTTAGAGGCTCATTACAATAAGGACAATCATCAACCTTATCTATACCTTCAAGTATAGGTGTTCTAATAGTTCCATCACAATGAGGACATACCTCTATGTGCATCATATCAAGACTTTCAAGTAGTTTTGATATAATCATGTTGTGTTTTTCTAATTCTTTAACGAACATATTTAGGAACGAGTCAATTCGACTCGCCATACCGTTTAAATTATCTTCCAATTCTCTTACTGTCGGCTTTCTCTTGCTTGGCATATTTATCTCACTCTCCTTTATCAATATAAATCTATCGTCAAATCCACTCCATATCACCTATACCACGAACTTTATTTTCAAGTGGCATACTATTCCAACCCATGACTTCATAGTAAGGTAATACCTTTGACAGAATATATTTGTCTGCTAATTCTTTGTATCCTATTTTTGCGATACCTTCTATCTCATCGGGAGAATCGAAACCTATGTAGTTTCCGTCTTCATCAATGGTGCATAGAAAGTAATCTCCTTTGCGATATCCTTTACCCAAATTATCGTTAGCCCATTTAGCACCTGCTCTCGCTTCACTAAGAACAGAATACTTTGATAAATCATTCTTTAGTTTTGCTTTTATAGTCAAATCCTCGACGGGAATATCGCCACCTACTATCTTTGATATAAGAGAACCTAAGTGCATAGTTATCACTTCTTCCTTAGTATCTGTAAGTATCGCATCTATTACACCCGTCATAGCGTCTTTCATAGCCTTCGGTAGCCTACTTTGCTTCATCTCTATGCCTTTGACATAGAACTCTCTCTCATGGTAATCACCATCAGTCCATTGAACCATACCTGCGTATCTGTTTTTAGCCATTATCAAGAAAGCGGAAGACCACTTCTCAAATTCAGTAATTATAGGTTTCATTTCCTCATTGATAATAGACAACGCAGCGACCCCTTGTTCCGGTGTCGGAACTTCGCACATAATAGAATCAGTATGCCCATAAATTACAGGGAATCCGAGTTCTTCTGCATGGTCTCGCAATTCTCCTAATGTCTGCCTACTTGTAAATGTAATCGCAGCAGCAATATCGGGGTGATACATACCGAACTTTGCGTCTCCTGCTACCCCATACATAGAAGCAACAAGGGATTTTGTTGCGAATTGGAGAGCGTCGTATCTCTTCTTCTCTATCTCGGTCTCCGATTCTTTCATTTTCTTCTTGTATATATTGCGAAGTTCTGTCATTTTATCCATCTGTCTGCACAGGAGACCCTTCTTATCCATTCTAAACTTGATGCCATTACCGCAGTCTTCCCCTCCTTCATCGAGAGTAGTCCAACAAATACCGTATTTATCCACATTACTGTGATACATGGCTCGCACATCGAATATCCCTATATTCTTATAGACTCCCGCTTGCGGTTTCATTATCTCCGCACCTTCATATTCTACCTTGTCAAACTGCGGTTTAGTAGGAATCTTTCTATCAAAGTCCTCATCTCTCATACTTAGATAGGTGAACATCTTTGTGATAAATGGTGTGCTTCTAATATCGCAACCTACAATATGTTGTAGAGCAGTATAATATCCAAGAGCATCAACCAAATCATTTAGTCTCGGTAGCAAATCAACATCTTGTCTTGCGTAATCAAGGTATGTTCCAAAGTCTGTGTAGTATGTATCGTGTCCGTCTTCAAGCGGAACTTTCTTGTCTTTTAGACAATGCAAAGAAACTGCATCAAGACCCATAGAAGGCAATTGACCATTCTTCATAACCCACAGTTTGCTAAACGCAATCATCAAGTCTATGACATTTATCCCTACTATGGGCTGACCCCAATCACCGAACTCATAACGCACTCTCCTCATAGGAGAGAGCATTCTCACATCTAAGTTATTGTGTTTGAATCTCTTGAATAACTGCTGACAATCTGCATTGACAACATTCCATCCCGTCAATATATCGGGGTCATGCGAATTGAGTAATTTAGCAAATGCCATTAGCATTTCTTTTTCGTTGTTGAAAGCCTTGAATGAACGCCCGTCTGTTTCGCAAGCCTCATCACCATAGGGGTGATTCTTACAAGGTATGCTTGTGTAATTACCTGCCTCATAATCTTCATGTGTAAAGAAAACAAACTCGCCCTTGATAGAATCACGCACTACGATTATAGTTATCTCGCCACCATCAATCTTCCATTCCATATCGAAGAACCAAACCCTATGTTCATATTTAGGACATTCAAATTCACTATCAACAAGAACTCTATTGGTGAAAGGGATATTACCTTCCCATGTTGATATGTCGGGGTTGCTACTGCGAAACTCCGACAAATCTTGCGTTGTGTTGAAAAATACTTTCTTTAGTTTCTCTCCGTATAGACCTGTAAAACCACTTTCGGTCTCAAGTGGGATAGCATCAATATGTTCTTCGACATATAGGTAGGGTCTATGGCCTGTGATTTTGGTTGTCTGTCTCTTGCCTTCGCTATCTCTATGCCTTACAATGACTGTGCTTCCTCTTCCTCTCTCAACAATCATCTCAAACACCACATCTCGTATTCTTTCATATCAAGATGCAATTTGGTGAATAGTTCATCGTTATGGGCTATCGGCTCATAACCAAGACTAACGACAACATCTCGTAGTCTCTCCGTAGGAGTTTTACCAAAGGGATTTAAAATAGCCACGATAGGAACTCCTAACTTTTTGATTTGTTTATTCCTCTCCTTTAGCAATTCTTTGTGAAACCCGTTGCCTCTATACTCTAACTTAACATAGGTATTGCCGACAAAAACAAAACTTAGTTTATTGTCTGCATCATAGACAAGCGTAGCCGTAGTATAGCCTACGGGGTAATCATCAACCATAAGGACATAGTATATTGCATCGTTGTATATTTGAGGATAGCCCCTCTCATGCGCTCTTACTAAGCCTTCTCCTACCCAATTGTGTTCTAAATCTGTATATGTCCAACCGTTTGAAATTCTCCACTCCATGAGTGAGAATAAGTATGAAGACCTTATAAATCCGCCTTACAACCAATCAACGCCTTCCTTCTTAGGAAGGGAATCAAATCTTTCTCTCATTCTCTCGGCTGACTCTTCGTATAACTCAACCATAGTTGAGTTGCGATTATTTAACGACGCTGCGACTCCGGTAGTTCCCGAACCTGCGAAGGGGTCAAGAACCCAATCGCCTTCTTCTGTGCTTGCTAACAAACACTTCTCCGGAAGTTCCAATGGAAACGGTGCTTCATGTCCGTTATTCGCAGGGGTCATATCCCACACAGTAAATAGATTCGCAGGTTCATAGAAGTAATCTTTGCTTTTAGCAAACATGAATATCCTCTCATGTTTAGGTATAGGTCTCTTGATGTATGCTTCCGGTTGAGGATATGCTTTACTCTTATTCCAAATTATTTCGCTTCGCAAAATCCAACCGTCTTCCTGTAAAGCGAGGGCTACCATCCAACCAACACCGAGTAGATTCTTAGGTGGGAGGTCTCTTACATTTCTTGAACCCCATTTATTCTTTGAGGCTTTTATTCCTCCTTCTTTGTAGTCCGAACCTGCGCCCCCACTACCATTATAGCAATCTCCTATGTTCAACCATAGTGTGCCATCGTCTGTTAGGCTATCTCGCACCTTCCTAAATACATTCACCATACTGTCTATGTATTCATCAAGGGTCTGCGATTTCCCTATTTCGGCATCATCATCCCCATAAGAACGCATGCCAAAGTAAGGAGGGCTTGTTATACAAGAGCGATAAAGATTAGACGGAAGCACAACATCCATTATATCTCCGACTACTATTTCATTCAAGGGAAGTCCTCCTGTATTGCTTACTATCTTTATATTTAGTAGAAACGACTTCTTCTAAATAACCCCATCTTGCTATTAGTTTCAAACCATGACCGCACATATCAACAGTCATACCTGCTCTAAATCGCACAATATCTAAACTTCTCTTTAGAACATCGTTAGCAGAAATCAATTCATCCTCTTCCATCTGCAAGACAATATACATAACTGCTATCTTTCTGTGTAATTTGCGAAGACTCATCACATTACCCATCTTGGATAATGTATGTATCAAATCATCATGCTTTAGTGCTACTGCCCGACTGTATATATTCTTGAGTCTGCGAGGTTCATTTTCCGCAATCTCTTTAGACCATTCGGACAGGTTAATAGGCATCACAAAACTCCTCTTTGGAAGACAAAGCCACCTGCGAATCGCAACAGTATGCTCATACCTTGACCGTATTCTTTAAAGTTAATAAAGTGGATTGTCAGTAGGTTTCCGTAATCAATGTTCTCAAGACCGCCTTCAAATAAACAAGGCTCTATATCTAAGTCTTTGTCTATCTCGCAAAGATAGGTAGTAGTTTCACCTTTGGTATCTTGCCCTACTCTCAAGAACAAAGAGTCTCCATCACTATACAATTCAAAGCGATTTACTTTCTGCGAATTTACAGAACCGCTTTCAATAGCATCTTTGAATACGATAGGGTCAAGTCCAACAGTCGAGGCTTGCGGTGAAATAACTTCACCACTTGCAGTAATATAGGTATTATCTTCTATACTTTCTGCTCTCTCTTCCGATTTCAAAGCCCACTCAAGAATAGTATCTGTCGTATGTGGGAAAGCCTTTGCTCTCTTATCTGCCGTAAGTGTAGTAGTCTTTGAGTTAGACTTGACTCGCAATTTATCATCATCTTGCTCTAAGGTGATTTTACCTTTGTGCTTTGATAGGACACCGAGAAGCATGTCAATATCCGGAACAATTATACTTTCGTCTCCATCATCACTAATGTTGCCCCTCACGCTAAACTCCGATAGACTTGTCTTCCCATCTCTAACAATCATAGTAGTCTCTAATTTGATAGCACTTCTGCTATGCAAAACGCAACCTTTGACTTGATTAATTGGCTTCCCATTAATGGTGCATTTCCTTTGTGTATTCTTCAATAACTTTACCAATTGTGTCTTCTCTATTGTTGTTGCCATGTATCTTCAACCTCCCCATGTTCATATAAATCCAATGTAAGGTTTCTACCTTTCAGTATCTTATTGCAGTAGGAACAG